GTCGCGGCCTACGACGCGCTCTCGCGAGGCGCGCACGTGAACGGCAACCGGCTGGAGTATCTCGAACCGGCGATGGTCACCTATCTAAACGAGGGTGAATCCATCGAGTCAATCAATCCTGGTCGACCAAACTCAGCATCCGAGCCGTGGATTAACCTCATGCTGCGAGGAATCAGCGTCGGCACGGGGCTGAGTTACGAAGTCGTCTCCCGCAACTACAGCGGCACCAGTTACAGCAGCAGCCGAACGAGCATGCTTGAGGACCGTCGACGTTTTCGCCGATGGCAAAAATACATGGTGCAGCATTGCTGCCAGCCAGTTTGGGACCGGTTCAATGATCAGGCTGCAACGGCTGGCGTGGATGGATTTGCCTCGATGACGGACATTCTCGCCGATCGCAGAACGTCAACCGCTGTTGAATGGCAAACGCCTGCATGGGAATGGGTCGACCCACAGAGCGAACAATCAGCGTCGGATTCTGCACTGACGTCATTCCAGAGCACATATCAAGACGAACTTGGACAACGTGGCAAGAACTGGCGGAACGTCTTCTACCAGCGAGCCAAGGAAGAAAAACTCAAGCGATCGCTGGGACTTGTTACGGCTGATATGGCGAACGTGGAAGCCGCTCAGGCAGAAGCTCAGCAGTTATCCGCTACTGGTGCCGCAGCCATCGCAGATACCACAGCGAATCAACCGACTGGCGAAATGTCTGACATGTCGCGGCTGCAGTGGGGTAGAAATCGTAAAGCGATTGAGGACATCCTGGCTGAGTTGATCGCAGGCACTGCAACCGAGACCAAAGCACGAGTGTTTTTACAGACACTGGGGCTGACGGAAGCGACTGCAAGTGCCCTGATTACCGATGCACTGGACGGTACTGTTGACACGGACATGACGCAGGTTCCTGAAACGGAGATGGCAGCGGATGCCACGTAAGCCGGGAAAACTTCCAACGATACCAAAAGCGAAACGCGCAAGCGTTGTTCTGCGTTCGGTTGGGTACGGAAACGGTGTATCTGATGTGGTGATTGCCACAGAAACCCCGGTACGGCGTTACGACGAAGAGCGAGGCTATGTCATCAGCGAAGTACTGCTGATGGAAGGCGTCGTTCTTCGCACGAATCAAGCTCAGATACCGATTGTTGATTCTCACGATGATTCGACGGTGCGGAACATTTTTGGAAGCGTCCGCAGCCTGCAGGTAGTCAATGGCGAGTTACACGGAACTCCCAGTTTTGCGAGTGATCCGGAAGCTCAGTTGATCTGCCAGCGAATGAATGAAGGGCACATCACTGACTTTTCAATCACCGCTCTGCCTCTTGAATCACTGTTCATTCCTCACGGCAAGTCGTTCACGACAAGTCGCGGGGCTGTCATCGATGGTCCGGCAGTTATCCACACGCGATGGCAGCCGCATAACGCTTCGATCTGTGCCACTGGTGCGGACGAACTTTCCACAGTACGCAGGTCATATACAGACCTCGAAAGAAAGGTTGAGAGAATGGACGAGGCACTGTTGAGCCAACTTACGGCAATGGGACTTCCTGAAGGCATGGTCGACCCGAATCAGATTCTGTCCTGGGTTGTCGGCAAGATGAAGCCAGACACCGAGCCAGAGGCAGAAGACATGGTTGAAAAAGCCATGACCGAAGATCCTGCAAAGAAGGTGATGGCAGCCGATTCAGCAGCAGCACCAGCGAGCGAATCCGCTCCCGCCGCTGCAACTGAAGAGGATCCAAAGGCTGTGGAAAAGTCTATCGCACGAGCTATTCAAGCTTACGCGAAAGCAGACCAGACCCGGCGCAAAGAAATTCAGGCGTTGTGTTCTCAGCACAAAATCGAACGATCGTTTGCCGACTCGCTCTGCGATGAAGGCATTGACCTCAATACAGCACGAGCAAGGATCCTACAAAAAATGGCAACAGCACCGATTGGACAGAGTTCCGACAGGGTAGCGGTAACCGAATCTGCGGACGACAAGTTATTTGCAGCGGCCAGAGATGGCTTGATTATGCGAACGTTCCGACAGGGCGGAATTCGCAGTGCAGCGGTGGCGAATCCAGCCGCTGGGCATCAGGACTTCGTAAACATGAAGCTCAGCCGCATGGCTGAAATGTACGCCGAAAAGATGGGCTGCGATGTTCGCCGGATGGCCCCGAAAGATATCGCACTCGTGGCGATGGGGCATCCCGGGTCGATGAACCGGTTCCGAATCCAGCGAGATGCGTACCACACGACTGGCAGTTTCGCCAATCTCCTGCTGGATGCGGCAAACAAAACGCTGCTGGCCGGCTACGAGGAAGCTCCATACACCTGGTCAATGTGGGCACGTGATGCCGGTACTACCAGTGACTTCAAGACACTGAATCGAATTCGCTTCAGTGAAATGGGGACACCGGAAATGGTTCCGGAAGGCAGCTCATATCCTGATGCGTCGATGAGCGACGCGAAGGAATCCTACAAGGTCAACAAATATGGCAACATGTTTACCATCACTTGGGAAACTGTTGTTAATGATGATTTGGATGCCATCAGCCGTATTCCTGCCATGCAGGGTGCAGCATGCCGTCGCCTGCAAAATCAGGCAGTATACGGTGTATTGACTGCCAATGCAGCAATGGCCGATACAGGGTTGCTGTTCAACGCGACGGCACAGACAACGGCTGGCGGTCACGCCAACTATGCGACTGGTGCAGGTGCTCCGGCTGTCGGAACGCTGAACACTGCGTACATCAGCATGATGACGAAGAAGGGCCTTCGTTCGGACGTGATCCTGAATATTCAGCCGGCCTTCCTGATCGTTCCTGCAGCAATCAGTGCAACCGCACTGCAGTTGATCGGTTCGATTGCTGATCCGTCTGTGGGTGGTTCTGCCGCTGGCAGCAGCAACACGAAGAACATCTACGGGCCAAACGGAGACCGACCGCTGAAGGTTATCGTTGAGCCACTGCTTGACGCCAACAGTTCGACAGCATGGTATCTGGCTGCGAACAACAGCCAGGTTGACACGGTTGAAATCACCTTCCTGGAAGGCGAACAGTCCCCAGTTCTTGAATCTGAATGGGACTTTGACAAAGACGTCTACAAGAACAAGGTTCGACAAACGTTTGGCGTCGCAGCGATCGACTACCGAGGGCTGTACAAGCATAACGGGGCGTGATCGGCTGACCTGTGACCTCGCCCGGCTGGCTGTGTAGTCAGCCGGGCTTTATGAAAGCATCTCCACAACGTAGCGGAATGCGATGACCGTTGTTTGTAAAGGAATAGATCATGGCTGGTATTCAGGATTTCGTGGAATGGTATGATGATTTTCTTGGGCCGCAGACAGTACTCGCGTCGCCAGTGGGAAGTGATCAGTGGGACTTGGTCGTCACTGGGACAACGCCAACGGCCACAGTCGGTGGAATCAATGGCGAACTGACGCTCGCAAATTCATCTGCAACGGAAGTGCAAAACTGTTGCGTGTTCACGAGCGACGTCCTCAACTATGACATCGACCTGATTCAGCGTGCAGAGTTTCGCGTCAAGTTCACTGCTCAAACAGGCGGAACATGCGACAGCACAACCTCTGTCGCGTTCGGTTTGGCCAGTGCTCGTGCCGACGCAATCGATTCAATCGCCTCGCATGCGTTGTTCCGAATCATCGGCAGTAATGCAATTGTGTGCGAAACAGACGATGCCGTCACCGACAGAGACGACGTCGCCACCGGAATGAGTTTCACCAGCGGCGTGTATCGAAAGTTCGTGATTGATTTCACGGGCGGGAAGTCAGACGTCAAGTTTTATATCGACGGTGTGCGAGTGGCAGCGTCTACGACATTCACGATGGCCAGCTACACCGCAGGGTTTCAGCCATACTTCCAGATTCAGAAAACGTCGGACAGCAACACCGATGCGTTTTCTGTCGACTATATCAAGATCGTATCAAAGCGGAATTAATATGAGTCTCGCGGGCCGGATCGTGACTGACGCGGGTGCGGTGTTTCTGAACAGTGATCATTTCGCTGAAACAGTCACATACCACCCGCATCGGTTCCACACTGCAGCGGTACGACAGCCACGAACAATCAAGGCTGTCGTTACCCGCAATCAGGTGGCCACGTTCAATCCGGACGAACAGATTCTCACAGAATTTGAGGTGCGAGTTGCGAACAACGTCACCACCGGGATCACGAGTGCAGAACTCGATACCGGTGGTGATCAAATTGAACTCGCACCACGTATCGGCGAAACATCGCGGAAAGTATCGGTGCAGATGCTGACTGAGCATGACGAGGGAATGCTGGTGCTGATATGTCGGTGATCACTGAAAAGCCAATCGTTACCAAAATCTCTGATGAGATTTTCACACGGTTGGAAACATTGATCACAGAACCAAACGACGCATTCACGTTCACCAACGTGGTGCGTCCTACGAAGATCGCCACGTACACACCGGCACACGGCTTGATTGTGTTGACTCGTGGGGAAATCACACGAGTTAATGATTTAGATTGTCCCGGCAATCCTCCGGCGGTTGCTCTTACTCAGCAATTCAATATCCGACTGATCTTGATGCCATCGGAGAGAAATCAAGATGCGATCGATACGCTACTGAATCAGTTTGCATCGGACGTTCGCAAGTGCATCTGTCAACCGGCTAGCAGTTGGCACACTTTCGACGGGAATGCACTTTACGCCAACTTTGGGCCTCAGATCGTTTTCACTTCCGATGGAGGTGTTGACGGTGCTAACATGCAATTACTTGTCACCTATCGAGTATCAGAGGACGATCCAACGGAGCGAAGATGATATTCGACATTGTGGCACACGAAGAAAATGCACTCCTAGCATCCGAGCGAGTCTTGAACTACGCAGACGGATTAGAGAAAGCATTCGAGAAGCGATACACCGAAGCGACGACCGAAATCAGGACTAGGACGCAGCGTGAAATAGCAACGGCAATGGTAGTTGAAAAGGTTGACGAACTACGCACGTTTTGCGTTGACGAAACCTTGATTGACAATCTGCTCGAAAAAGAATCATTGCTTAAGATCGACGACACGTTTACGATGCCTTTGCGAGCGTTCAAGGCTCGGCAAACAGTCGAGGGCGTT